CGTTCAGGCGCGCGGGAGATACGGTAGATAACTACAGCATCTTCCATCATACGCAACTGATTCAGGGGTTTAATGCATTTATGCAAGAATCCCACAGTGCGGCGATACCGAGAGTCAAACAGGCCAGACGAGCAAAACGCAATCGCCTCCTCGTTAATTTTAATGCCTACAGAATTGCTTCCCGCTCGAGGATTGTCTTTGTTGTACACATAGAAATCACGGTAACCTGTGATAATTTTACTGCCGTCTTTGCGAGTCTCTTTTTCAAATTCACGAATCTTTTGCATGTTCAGAGGATCAACATACCGCAATTCTAATATACCTTTTTCAGGTTTCTTTTCGTCGTTAATAATATGAAAATAAATTTTGCCGTCCACATACCATCGACGAAATACTTCATAACCCTTGGACTCGAAATTCATAAGTCTTAGAATATTTTTAAACTCTTCTTGAATTTTGTCGCGAATGCTAGTCGACACAGCATTTTCGTCTGCTTGAAAAAATAATTTAATAGGCGCACGCTTGCCTTCGGTAACAATCGCTTCGTTTACAATATCATCAATTGCAGTTTCGCAGAGAGGATCCATTGACATCTCTCGATACTTTGCCACAAGCTCGTAATCGTTTCGTGCAGTGCCGTCTAGATCAACATACTGACCGTAGAATCCACCTGCTTCTACTGGAATAGCACCATCGTCTGTTGTAGGAACAACAAACGACTTGATCGCCTTGAACTCTTTTTTTTCCTTCTGTGATTTTTCTAACTTAAAACCGAATAGTTCCATATTTTAGCCACTCCTATCTTCCTTGTATTTAGGAAGAAATTAGGAGCTCACGCCTTGAAGTTCATGATATTGGTAAACTAGACTCACAGAAAATTTGGAAATATCAGTTTTTGCGCCAGTATCCATCGCAATTTCACCAAGTTCACTAGGAAAGCATCCAACAAACTTGTAGGTACAGATTGGATTGCCTTCACGAGTCAGTGGTTGAACTTGCCAATCGGTTAAATAAGAATTTTGATTGTTTGGGCCCAAGTTGCCAGCGTATGAGTTGCAAAGATTTGACCATCTTTCAAACGCTTTTCTAAGACCGTAATTACCATCATTATAGCACATGATTTTCCATGCAGGGAAAGTTCTATCACCTGCATATTTAAAGTCTCTACCCATAAATGATGCTTTTGCTTCTGCCAATGTAGAAGCAGGAATCGCTGCAGCCTGGCACAAAAACTGCAATTGACTTGCAGGATCTCCACCACCAATGGCAGCACCCATATTACTAACAGCACCCGCCACAGCGCCGCCAAATACAGCACCTGCAACGCCAGCAGCGGCGTTTAATGCACCCGAGCCTCCGCCTGGAAAATTGCCCGATACAAGAAAAAGATTATCACGAGCGCCACCATTAACAAGTGCTGCTCGGAAAGCGTCAAGTGAAAAATTGCTATAAGCCATTAGAAAATACTCCTTGTATTATGAGTGTGAATTAAAATTAAGCACCAACCTCTTCAAACGAAACGCCGCTCTTTGTAGCGATAAAGTTAAGTTGAATATAATTAATGCTTCGGTTTGGTTTAACATAGATATCTGCCACAAAACGGTTAGAATCAATTACTTGCGATGTGTTGTTTGCTTCACTACACACAACCTTGAAGTCAATAATTCCTCGGCGTGCCTGTACATCTCGGAGGAATGGTTCCACAAGAGACTTAAATTGAGCGCGAGTAAACGAATCATTGAATTCAAAGAGCGAGTATTTTGCAGCAACCGCAATAGATTTTTCTAAAACGATGAACAGACGACGAACATTGATACGATCAAATGCTGAAGGTTTAGTTTGTGCGGTTTTATCGCCGTACAACACAGTTCCTTCGCCAGGGAAAGTTACCACAGGATTAATACCCTTTTGATAAATTTCATCTCGTTGAGTTTTGGTTGGATTGTATGCCAATTTAATAACATTACGAATCTGACCACGATTAAAGCCGGCAGGAGACCACCAAGGATCATTTGTTGCATCTGTTCGCGCACAAAGGCCTGCAATATCTACATTAAGAGGAACCCAACGGTTTCTATCATTATACGGATCGTACATGAGTTTATAACCACTATCAATGAATGCGTAATTATTGTTTCCTACAGCATTTCTAATTGTAGTACACGCTGACTTTTTTACATCAGAACTAAGTGTTGGATCATAATTTTCAGCAGAAACAAAGGCAACGCAATCCATTCTTGCTTTTGCGATATCACATAATTTCTGAGCATCGTTGCCTGTTAATGAGGCACCCAACAACAAATTAACATCAACAGTATCAGGATCAGCGAGTTTGTTGTAACCAAGTTCACCTGATACAATATCGCTTGCTGTACCAAAGTCACCTCCTCCACCAGTCAAAGAACCACTAAACAATCCACCTGTCTTGTAGGAGGAAGTGGAGACATTAATCGTCCACGCTTGATTAGCGTCGTTTGTCTGTGCAGGAGCGGTCAATCCACCGAGCAGTGTGGTTGCTGTTGGATTTTCTGCACCAAGAACAGCAACATATTTGGATGATCCATTTAACTTTGTTTTGTAGTACAGAGAAGTTCCATCAGAAGAAACTGCTCCAGGAATAACAGAAAGACTTTCGTATTTTTCAAGAATTGTGCCTGTTGCGCCAGAGAACTTTCCATCTTCATCAATAACAACCATATGGAAAGCGTCTGTACAACCAGCAGCACCACCAATACCATTTCGTTCTGCGTATACTGAACTTGTAGGAGCTCCACTAAACATTCCACTAAGCCCCCATGACGCAAATCCAGCACTAGTGTTATCAGCAATACCACCACCACACACCTGAATTTTTAAAGAATTGCCTAATGATCCAGGATATCGAGCAATAAATTCAAAACCTGTACTACTCGAAGAAATCATTTCCGCATCTTCTGGATCATTTAATTTAACATAAGCATTTGCATTCGATTGTCTAGCTGATGCATTCGTTGCAGCATCGGCAACTGTGCGTACAATACGCAAATTATTGCCGTAACCCAAGTAGTTTGCAGCTGTAAACCACCATTGATAATTACCGTCTCTAGGTAAACCAAATTGAGCAGAAAGTTCTTGAACAGAACTAACAATAACGATTTTTTCCGCAGGGCCCCATTCAAAAAGACCAGCCATACCTGCGTTTGTAGTCGCAACAGTAGGGACAATCGTGGTTAAATCTCGTTCGGTGACGGCTACGCCAGGACTAAGTTGAAATGCCATGTGTATCTCCTTTGATTCAGTAATGG